TATTGATGAGGTCCAGCTTTACCCACCAGGCTTCCTGGATTTGGCCTTAATCCTCCTACCTAAGGGTACTAGGATCTTCGTGCTTGGTGATCCTTGTCAAAGTGACTATGATTCTGAGAAAGATCGGCATATACTAGGGCCGCTACGGGCTGATGTGTTACGCTTACTTGAGGGTTGTGAGTACAATTTTAACATTTCAAGTCACAGATTCCAAGGTTCTATTTTCAAAGGCAGATTGCCATGCAGCTTTGCCAGTGAACCTTCGCTGGGTAACGGGAAGCTAAAATTGCTTGAGAGTTTGGATGCTATTGATTGTAAGGCCCCCTACGCGGGTGTAGCTCTGGTCTCGTCTTTTGAGGAGAAGAAGATCATTAATGCATACTTTGGTGAGGGCTGCAAATGCTATACTTTTGGTGAAAGCACGGGTCTGACCTTCCGTGAGGGCTGCATTTTGATAAGCGATCTATCTGCGCATACAAATGAGCGAAGGTGGTTAACAGCTTTAAGCAGGTTTAGAGTTGATGTAGTATTGATTAACGCGACGAGCACTAACTGGAATGTCATCGAGAAGCAGTATAGCAAGCGTGCACTAGGGAGGTTCTTAAGCCGTACAGCGGCGAGAGAGGATCTGCTGGAGCTACTCCCTGGCATGCCTAACTTCTGTTTGGGCTTTAACCCTGTTCTGTATGGAGCTGATGAGGAAAAGAGGGAATTGAAGCTTGCGGGCGATCCATGGTTAAAAACAATGATTGACTTGATGCAAGTGGAGGATACGCAGGAGGTAGAATTGATAGAAAGCGTCGCATCAAATGAATGGTTCAGAACGCACCTCCCTCAATGCGAGCTCGAAGGAGTCCGAGCTCAATGGGTGCACAAGATTATGGCTAGGGAGTTCCGGGAGAAACGGATGGGTTACCTCACGTCAGAGCAGTTCACTGATGAACATTCGAAACAATTGGGGCGGCAACTCACCAATGCTGCTGAACGTTTCGAAACCATTTATCCACGCCATCGCGCGTCAGACACAGTGACCTTCATCATGGCGGTACGCAAAAGATTGAGGTTTTCCTGCCCCATGAAAGAGGCAGCGAAGTTGCAACAAGCTATGCCCTATGGGCCCTTTTTGTTGAAGGAGTTTTTAAGCCGCGTGCCACTGAAGCCAGCTCATGATCCACGCATGATGGAGACGGCCAAATTTGAATTTGAAGAAAAGAAAACTAGCAAGAGTGCAGCCACAATAGAGAACCATAGTAACCGATCTTGCAAGGACTGGCTCGCAGACGTGGGCATGGTTTTCTCAAAATCCCAACTGTGCACGAAGTTTGACAACCGATTTCGTGATGCCAAAGCAGCGCAGACGATTGTGTGCTTTCAGCATTCAGTACTCTGCCGCTTCGCGCCCTACATGAGATATATAGAGAAGAAGCTGCACGAGGCATTGCCTGAGAGGTTTTACATACATTCGGGTAAGGGTCTAGGTGAATTGGATGCATGGGTGCGACGTGGCTCATTTGGTGCACTTTGCACAGAATCTGATTACGAGGCTTTTGATGCAAGTCAAGATCAATACATTATGGCATTTGAATTGTGTCTCATGCGCTACCTTGGTTTACCAAATGATCTCATCGAGGACTACCGGTATATCAAAACGCATCTAGGGTCCAAATTGGGCAATTTCTCAATCATGAGGTTTTCCGGCGAGGCGAGCACTTTTCTGTTCAACACAATGGCCAACATGCTTTTCACCTTTTTGCAGTACAAGCTCAAGGGGGATGAGCGCATCTGTTTTGCAGGGGATGACATGTGCTCAAACAAAAAGTTGCATAAATCCATTGAACACTCCGGTTTTCTGAGTAAGTTGAAGTTGAAAGCGAAGGTGTGCCATACCAACAACCCCACTTTCTGCGGCTGGAATCTCTGTCCTGACGGTATTTTCAAGAAACCGCAGTTGGTTCTGGAGCGGATGTGCATTGCTAAGGAGACGAACAATCTGGTGAATTGCATTGATAACTATGCTATTGAAGTCTCCTATGCATACCTTATGGGGGAACGTGCGCGTGAGCGAATGAATGAAGAGGAGGTGAGTGCTTTTTATAATTGTGTGCGAATCATTGTCAAGAATAAGCATTTACTCAAGTCAGATGTGCGACAGATCTACGAAACGAGTATTGATTGATAGCTTAGGTATTAGCTGTAGAATTGTAGATGGATGTGCTAGTTAAATATTTAGATAAATACAAGTTTAAACGTATTCGTAGTGATCTCAGTGTGCCTGTAGTAATTCATTCTGTGCCCGGGGCAGGTAAATCTAGTGTTATTAGGGATATAATTAGGGCAGATAGGCGTTTCGAAGCTTGCACATACGGTAAGGCAGATCAACCCCACATTTCTGGCAAGTGGATTCACTGTGCGTCGACTTTCGAGGCGGTTTGCAATTTCATCTTGGTGGACGAGTATCTCGAGGCTGCCGAACCGCTCAAGGCTTTTGCGCTTTTTGCAGACCCAATCCAAGGAGGTCCAGGTAAGGTTCTGGCTCCGCACTTCATCAAGACAGAAAGCCATCGCTTTGGCAAGTGCACTGCTCAACTTCTGCGCGAACTGAATTTTGACATTACCGCGGAAGGTGAGGATCTAGTTCAAATAAGGGGCATTTACGAAGTGGATCCACGGGATACCATCATTTTCTTCGAAAAAGAGGTTGGTGAACTTCTCAGTGCGCACGGGCTCCTTTGTTACTGTATAGACGAAGTGCGTGGGCAGACGTTTGAGAGCGTTACTTTCGCGACATCGGAGAGCAAGCCTTTACTTGATCCAGCCAGGGCGTTTCAGTGCTTAACTCGACATAGAAGATCACTACTGATTCTCAATCCAGATGCCACTTACTCCGCCCCCTAATTACACTCAAACATACCTTGCGGCAGCGCTTGGGCTTTCTGCGGCTGTACTTGTCGGGCTCTTAACTCGTGCTACTCTTCCGCACGTTGGGGATTTGCAGCACAGTCTTCCACACGGTGGAAAATACAGGGACGGGACGAAATCTGTTGATTATTGCTCCCCAAGGAAGCTGAATTCTTTGGAGCGAGGGGCTGTGGGGCAGTGGTTGATCTGGCCAGTAGTTATATTGCTGGTCTGTGTAATTTTAATCAGGAGCAGAAATCCAACTGGTTGCATCACATGCGTAGCGCGGCACTGAACATCTGTTTAGGCCTTCTAACATTTGCTGTTACACTCTATCTCCTTTATCCAAGCGAAGTCAAACAGTGCACCATAATCCTAACAGGGGAGTCAATAAGGTTAGTGGGTTGTGACCTAACACCTGAACATATCACCGCTGTGGCCAATCTCAAGGTTCTTAGTGCGCCTTTAGGTGTACAGGCTTGTGATTGATCAAAATTTTCAATTGTGAAGATGCCGCCCAAGGAGAACCCTATTTTAGCGAGGCAAGGAGAGGGATCAACGACAGGTTCCGGTGGGGAGGAATCCACTGCTGAACAGCGTCCTCCAATGCCCATCAGAGGGCGGGAGCCACCCGGGCGAGAGAACCATGAAAGCTTGTTAGAACAGCG